TTCTTGGTTTCCTTCGTTTTCTTTCTCACCAAATCCCAGCATATTCATCAGTTTACCGATGAGTTCACCAAGACCAGGTAACTTAGATAGTTGACTATCTAATTGACTCTTCAATCCACCAAGACCCAGAGTATTGATCAGTGCATTCTCACCATCTGCTAATGCTGGAATGAAGTCTCTGGCGAATAGGTATCCATCAAGGAACATCGATGCCACGTTAGTAGCACCAGCAGTTGCAAGACCAGCAATATCCAGAACACCTGAGATAGATTCCAGCAGACCACCAACACTATCACCAGCAGCGAAGCGATCGTATGCAAATGCTAGGTTGACAACACCACCAATGACAGGAAGAACAGCGGCAGCTCTCTTACCTAATTTACCACCAGCAGTGGCAACATTAGTAATACCTTTCTCTGAGAATAGTTTGCCTACCTTGTCATAACCAGGGATCTTCTGCAATCCCTCCATCAACTTTGCACCAACCTTATTCGCTTGCTCTATGATTGGCTCAACGAATGGTTGGACTTTGGCGACGATCTGTTCCATGAAGAACTTCTTCGCCTTAGTGCCGAGACCATCAACAGTCTCAACTGCAAAATTCTTGATACCAGTACCAAACTTTTGGGCAGTAGCAGTGGTTGCCTCCCAGGCACTCTTCATGCCCTTGTTAGCCCAATTACCAAACTTTATTGCCTTATCGCCAATAAAATCAACGCCTGCCTTAGCACCAGTCTTTAATCCCTCAACGGTATTGCTACCTGCTCTTTGAAGTTTCTGCCACCAATTTAGTTTCTTGGGTGCTTTCGTAGCAACATCAGTCGCTGTCTCCCCAAGGTCTACTGCTGTATCTACAACCTTAGTTGTCTTTACAGCGTCACCAACGTTATCTACATTCTTGGCAACATTATCTACAACATTCTTAGGTGTGTTGTCAGGTAAGAGATCCAGTGGGTTAGGGCACAAACCACCCATGAGACCACCAACCAGTCCTCTCCTGCCGCGTGGACGACGGTTGCGACGACGACGGTTGTTGTCTCTACCGAACCTTCTGTCAGCAGCATCCTTACCGAAACGTCTTTCGTATCTCTCCCTGGATCCTGTTCTACGCTTACGACCATCAACATCAACATCAGGACCATCAAGACGACGACCATCGCGGTCTGGTCGCATTCTTTTTTGATCTGCCTCAGAAACTGCCTTACCAAGTCCACGCATGAACTTGACATCACCAATAAGTTTCCAAGGCATTAAGACCCTGGAAGCAGCCCAAAGTGCAGCAAGACCCCCTACAAGTTGTAGGACGCCAAACATTTGTTCAAATATCCTGGCAACACCAGTCTTCTCAGAATCTCCAAAGACATTTGTGATGCCTTTCATCACAAGGTCGATGCCAAGACCTGCTAAGGCACGACTAAACGTCCATATGGCAGAGACAAATCCGAAGACCTTCTTTAATGCTTCCCGATTCTCTTCTTTACCTACCCATTCCAGCAACTTCATTGTCAGAAGTGGTGCCAGAACCTTCATCAGCATCATGCCGAGAGAGTTCAGAGGTTGTAGCAGGTTCTTTAAGAACCCAAACTTGCCCTTCTGTTTCTTTGCTAGTTTTTCTCCGTCTTTCTTCTTCTGTGCAGGTGCTTTCTGCTTCTCTTGTAACTTCTCTGATGCCTTATCCTTCTCTCTTCCTTTCTTTCTACCTAAAATATCTTCTTGCGCTTCGATGATAGAGACTTTATGCTTATGCTCTTTCTCATCAAGTGCTTTCTCGCGTTGTAACGCATCCAGTTCAAATTCCGTATGAACCTGTGCGATCTCTTTGAAGTCTTGTACAGCAGATCCCAAATAAGAAACAGCACCACCCAACCTATTCTTCGCAAAGACCTCGGTTTTAATTGCTTTCCCGAGGTCATCTTGCCCAGTGCTAGGTGCCTTTACGCTGATATATTTTCTTAGGGTTGCTGCCATTAGAGTGGTACACTACCGTTTTGTTTGTTCATACGTCGCTCTTCTTCTTGTAAGTGAGCAATTAGAAGGTTGACATAAACATCACGTTCCCATGGCATCATATTTTCTAGTTCAGTTAGACTGTACTTGTGATGCTGCATCAATGCAAAGTTAGTCTTATAATGATTCATAAGACTATCGTGCATCAATGCTACCCGAAAAAACTTGCTAGACCCTCCAACAACACTTCATTTTCTACTCCTGTTTTAGGATTAGTAACGAAGATAGTGTGGGATAGTTTTGGCATAGTTTCAAAGAACTTCTGAATCTGAGCGAACTGCTCATTATTCATTTCACCGATGAATTCAGTTGCTTCTTTCTTAGTGAAAGAATCATAGATTTCATCACCTTCATATACTTTGTCAATACAGTCAGCAGCAAGTGCGAACACGTCATCAAGTGATGGATCATCAGTCATGTTACGTTCAACGAAAACATCCAGAGCAGGATATTTCATTTGAATCTTGACATCATCACTGAGTTTGACAATCTTCTTGTGATCCTTAGGAACGTTGACTTCAACCGCATTAAGGTCAAGTTCAACATCTACCTCAGTTTCACCGTCATCTTGACAAACGACTTTGAATTCGCTGACCTCACCGACCGCCTTAGAACGGATCTGCAAGAACAGATATTCCAACTCAAATGTAGGGAGATCATCAACAGATTTTAGGTCTGTGCAGTTTTTAAGAATAGTCTTAACTGCTTTGATCATCTCTTTCTCCTTCTGACTCTCCATGGCGAGGTAGAGGAGTTTCTCTTCTTTTACGAGGAATGGTCGGAAATTGACTTTCTGACCACTAACAGGCAGAGTACAATCATACTCTGGCACAGCAAGTTTTGGTAAAGGCATAATGATAGATTACGATAAAATTATTTATACACTATATCGCTGAACGTCTGGGTTACCCGAACCTTCAACTCGTAGTCGTACTTCGTCCCAAGTAAAGGCAGCTTGTTTCTGCTTATGTTTGAGAGTCTTAGGACTGACAGGATCCATTCTATATCTCTCAAAGTAGAACTCAACTTCCATGAGCAGTAAACTCGTTTGTTCGTTATCGAGAGTCATGGTGCTGACGTTTACTGGAAATGCACCATATATTTGATATACAGCAGTTGACTGCATTGGGTTCAATGCGCCTTTATGCTCTTTATCCTTACTATCGTTGTTCTCGCTGATAATTCTGAAATTAGCACCATTTTCCCATTTGATAATAGACATGTCGGTGACATAATCATCATAGAATCCAACAGTATTGTCAGAATCAGAAGCAGCGTAGTGCATCCATCTCTCAAAGAACTTTCTATGACTTTGATCCTTAGTTACGAGGAAGGATACGTTCATAGAAGAGTTCGTCTGTCCAGTAGCGAAACGACGCATCATACCAAAGTTATTAACCTCACCAGTAGTAACTGCTCTACTAGGCACAGTCACTGAACTAGCAAAGTAATTGACATTCTGAACAAACTCTCTGGTCTCAGAGTTTATCCTACCAAAGTCACTTGCCATAAAGACAGGAGGTGGCAGACGGAATTCCCACAGATTACTCGTAGCAGGTGCCAACCTGTTAGTGGCAATCTCTGCCCTGAATTGATTAAATCTATTAGGATTTCCCATTAGAGTCTGGACCAAATAAAACTACTAGGCACATCTATCCTCATACCCGCTCGTCTCATTGTAAATTGTTCTAGCGGTAAAGGAGTCATATCAAGGAGGTCTGCACGCCGAACAGTTTTGATGTTACTAGCATTTGACATAAAGTATTTATGATGGCAACGGGAAGGATATGAAACAGACCCACCACCCCATGACTTTGCTACGCTTCTACGTGCATCTGGTCTAAGATAATGCAAGTTTCCACCTGAGAACTGTAAGTTCTGCATATCTATGTCAGTAATCAATACCATAGGGAATCTGTCATAGAAGGGTAGATTCTCAGTAGCAGCAGCATATGCATAGTAGATTACATCACCCACCTTGAAACCTGTGGAGTCTTCTAACCCATAAAATGCCTGAGAACGATACCAGTCCTTAGACTGCTTCTTCCCTCCTGCTAAATCTTTGATATCAGTAAAAATACTCATACCTTTAACTCGTTTTCTGTAAGGATCTTGAACGTCATGCGCCTGTCTTTACAATACTCCTCTGCTGCCTTCCATTTTGCCTCGTTGACAGCATAGGTCTTCACTTCACTTAGATACTGTTTTGTGATTCTCTTTTTCTTTTTGGGCGGAGCACATTGCGACTTCGGTTTAATTTCGATAATGAACTTCTGAGACCTTCCGTCCCTGGTTCTTGCTCGGACATAGAAGTCGGGAAAATAGCGATGAACCCGATTATCAACAGGAGAAATGTAGGGGATGACAATTTCTTCCGAACCCCATTCAACAATGTTTTCATTTTTGTCACACCAAACCATGAACTTTCTTTCCCATAAACTCCTATAAATAATGTTTGTAGGGTCCCCTTTATATTTTTGTCTATTTGACGGACGGTATTTTCCCGAGTAACTCATGGCAAGTAATAGATTGATGTATCCGCTAATCGCCCCTAGGGGTGGAGTGGGTTCTGATGGAGCCATATCGCGGAATTCACGATATCCTACTAAGGTAATGGATTACCTTAAATTCACCATCTACGAGTCTGATGAGAATTCTAACTCATATACTTATGTAGGTAAAGGTAAAGGTGGTGGTGATAAGAAAAAGATTCATAAGACAGTATACCTCTATTTACCACATCAACTGACTGAAACGTTCAATACATCATATGATAGAGCAGCACTGGGACCTTTTGGTGCAGCAGCAGTTGATGCAGTAAAGAATAAAAATGTTGACAGTTTCGTAGATAAACTACAAAACGGTGCCGAATCTGGTAAGAACCAAGTAGCATTCGGTGCTGTTGCTGGCATCTTCAATGGTCTTTCTGGTGCTATTGGTGTAGATGGTAATCTGAGTAAGAACCAACTAGCAGCGTTAGCAAAAGGCAAGGTATTCAACCCATACGAAGAGACAGTCTTCCGTGGTGTGAACTATCGTCAGCATAGTTTTGACTTCGACATGGCACCTCGTAATGGTGATGAAGCAAGTGCAATTAGAGATATTATTCTAACTCTTAGAGATTCGATGTTGCCAGGTACATCTGGTAAAGCTGCCGAGTGGTTGACTGTGCCTAGGTTCTTCCGTGCTGAGATTGTTAGATATACTCCTGGTAAGTTAGGTAGACAGAGTGGTAATAAGATTAGCAGACCTCAAACTCTTGCAACTCTGTTGACCTATCCTGTCAACATGGTGCTAACTGGGATGCAAGTCAATATGACACCTACTGGTCAAAATAACTCTATTAGACGTGGTAATGAACTTGAAGACTATGGTCCTGCAATGTATAAAATGTCTTTGACCTTCGACGAGACTGCATTCATTACTCGCGGTATGTATGACACCAAGAGTAAAAAATCAGGAAACGAGCAAATTCAACCTCCAAGTACCTTCACCTTACCTGATGACGCTTTCCCATCAATCGGAACTGGCGACACTAACTACTTCGACTTCACCTAATGCCTTACTTCTCTTACCTACCTGACGTTAAAGTCCGTGTTTCGTCGTTCCGTAATAACAACGTCGAACCTTTTGTCGTCGCTAAGAATATCTTCCGTCGTTGTAAACTGGTAGAGGATATCCAAGATGCTATCTTGGGTTTCCAGCAATATACTATCATGAACAATCAAAGACCTGATCAGGTCGCCTTTGAAGTGTATGGCGACTCTGAACAGGACTGGGTGATCTTTCTCTGCAATAACATTACCAATATGTACAATGATTGGCCCTTGTCAGAGAGGGAATTGACTGATTATGTAAAAACGAGGTATTCAGGTCGTTTGAACGATATTCATCATTATGAAACTAATGACATTAGAGACGATAATGGCAGACTTGTCGTAAAGGCAGGAATTGAGGTAAATGCCAATTATCGTTATTATACTCCTCAGGGTACTTTGGTCCCAAATGCTTCTATTCCTGTTTCTAACTGGGAATACGAAAAAGCAATAAATGACCAGAAATCGAACATCTGGTTACTAAGACCTGAATACGTAGAAACGTTTATTGACGAATTTGAGCAACTTATCGCATATGCGCCAAATGACGAAATTGAAGATGTAAGCGGTATTAAGTTTACTCCTAATGCTGTCAATGAAACGTTCGTAATTAAGAAGATTGATTATTCCACAGAATATGGCAGAACAGCAGGCATTCAGTTTGCTTCTGGTCTTGAATTGGTAAACAAAGTCGTTACTACAACTCAGACGGAAAGTGGAGCAACTGTTACTACTTCTGTTTCTCAATCTGAGACCACAGCATCTTCTGGCGTTAACAGCAGCGGTGTCGAAGCAGGTACACAGGATGCCTCTTCAACCAGTGGTTCGGGAGATACGTCCAGTGGATCCAGCAGTTCTTCCAGTGGAAGTTCCAGTGGATCGAGCGGTGGATCCAGTAGTTCTGGATCTAGCGGATCAAGTGGTTCCTCAGGTGGAGGAGGATACGGAGGATACTGATTCTTCCTTCTTCAACTTGAAGTAAAGTTTATAAAATCTATCACACATCTCTCTGAGGACCTCATGGTCCTCGGTTAGACCGTATTTCTTTGTATATGTACAAGAACCCTCCATCTCGGAGATGAGAAGGAGGATTTCAACTGCTGAGGGTTTCATATGAGACCCTTCTCTTGTGCTAAATGTAGCAAATCCTTCAAATGCCCTACATGTTTTGCTCCAAGGGCGATTTGAGGATATGTGGCGTCTGGACCAAATTCCAGTTCAAACGCTCTTTGGTCAAAATGCTGATTTAGGCGATATTCGAGAAATTCGCCTTCTAGTGATTTTAAGAGTTGTGCTGCTCTTTCACATTCTTGTGATCCATTACTGTAAATTACTGCTGTCTGTGGGATCATTCGTCGGTTGTCCTCTACTAACTGCTTTTTTTCATCATCCCAGATATAGTGGGTTACTTTACCGTCTTTGTCTATTACACTACACAGACTACGATTAGTCACGTTTCTTTCCTTGTAAAGATTCTTTCCATTCTTTCCATTTAGGAATTACTTCAAAGAGATCTAGTTCTTTTTTCTTGTGCATCTTTTGATACTGATGAGCAGCAAGATTGTCTAAAAAATCGTTAGTCACGTTGCCTCCAATCGTCAGGTTTGTCCCTTTTGAACCAATCCACAATTTCGTCTGCACCCTCGAACCCCGTTCTGTGATTAGATGGGTCGGGGTCGCCTAATCCCATCTTATTCATAAAATCATCCATACTGCCCTCCTCAATCCCTTTGGATTGCCGACGCGCTTTCTGCAACCAGTCACGAGCGAGAGTGTGACTTTTAGCAAGTTTTTCTGCCCAGATCATATCTGAGAGAGGCACCTCCTCGTTATTTGCAATGCAACGACAAATAGATTCGAGTCTGAGGCGATAAGCAGTTGAGAGCATACTATCACTCGCGTAGTTTAAGTTCTAAGTCTTCCAGTTTATGGTACTCAGCATGTGCGCGTTCTTGACGCTCACACACTATATTTAGGATATCTTCCATAATGACAGCGTTGTCTGCACCATCATCAAGGTACTTTTCGATTGCTTCGCGTAAGTAACGATGTCTATGCCATTCTGGGGAATAAGGTTTGTAGTGTGCCATGGTATAAAATTATGAAAAACCCTGGGGGCAAAAAAATACTGGGAATTTTTTTCCGACCTTTTGGTAAATGAAAGTCGAAATAATATATGGGGTCAAAATGCTGGGTGAACGTGGTAACGTCTACGACACCTAACCCTTACCAGTTTTTCTTTGTAGTACCCAGGGTGATCGTGATAGGGTTCATAGTAGAAAGTCCTCCACCCCCAGCAACGCTTAGGTCGATGACCGTGCCGATGTCCACGGTAGTGTACATGATGATGGTGATGATCATCAGTGAACGGTTCCCAGAACTCCTCCCAGGTCAGTGCCTGGGCAGGGGTTGCAAGGGTCAGTGCTGCAACGGCGGCAAGGACTTTCTTCATAGATTACTCCTCTGCAAGTTTAGCGAAGTAAGAGAGATCAGGATCCTCTTCCTCTTTCATAGATGATACCGCAGATCCAAACCCACTGGGTTCAGGAGTGGACGGTTCATTGAATGACACAGGGGTATCGAGTTCTTGCTCTTCCTCTTGGACAACAGCAGCACGAGAGGTGCGACCGAGTACAAGGTTCAAGCGTGCTTCCAGTTCCTCATAGGACTTGAAGTTCTTAGGATCAGTGAAGTCAGAGAGTGAATACTCCTGATTGTAGATCGCTTCCAACTGCTCGTCATCGAAGTCACCCAGTGTACCAGGTGCAGAGAACTCAGAGCGATCATAGTTCCAGTAACCATCTTGCTTAACGATCTTCAACTTGAAGTCAGCACCTTTCCAGAAGCAGAAAGGATCGATGGGTTGTTCATCTTCAAACTGAGGTTTCAGTGCCTCAACAATCTTATCATGAATCTTCTTGCCATACTTATAGAGGAAGACTTTGCCTTCGTTCTCAGGGTGAAGAGGATCCTTCACAACATAGATGTTGGAATAGTATGACAGTTTACGTTTCTGTTTGCGGGCGACATCTTTGTCTGAATCAAGTCCGCTGTTCCAAAGCACACGGTTCAGGTCACCGACAGGATCTTTCTGTTCCAGAGTGGTCAGAGAGTTCTCGATGTACCAACCGCCAGGACCTTTGAATGCGTGAGACCAGACTTGTGCCCAGGGCAGTTCCTCCTTTGCAGGTGCAGGAAGGAATCGGATAACAGCATAACCGTTACCTGCTTTATCGACTTCGGGTTTCCACAGACGCTCGTCGGGTCCGCGACCACCACCAGTCTTGTTCATCTTGTCCAACTCCTTAGTCAGATTACTGATGCTAGAAGTGCTGGACTTTTTAAGGGATGAAAAGGACATTCGTATTCTCCGTATTGGGTTTTGTATTTGGCGTGTGTGCCATGAGTATCATGGCATATTATATAGGTGTTGT